CTACCGGTCTATTTAATTCTGATGCGGTGTAGTCTGCAAGTAATTCTCCAAATGGAGCTAAGAATGGTGCAGGATAACCAGATGTATATTCTTGTGCCATTATGATCTTCCCTCAAGTTGTCTCATTAAACTATACATTTTTTTAGCACCTTCTTTGACACTTCCTCCGCCGGCATTTCGCACAGCATTAGCAGTGAATACAAATTCGTTATTTGACAACATAGCTGGTATATCGTCGGCCTTTTCTTTTACACCAATAGGAGGAACAAATCCACCTTTTTGTCTATAATCTAATTCAGTAATACCTGCTTGATTTGTTCTTACAGGAGGTGATCCATATCTATATCCTTGTCTACCTTGACTATTTGCATTACTAGATGCTCTTTTATTTTTAATAGAATTTAATATATTTAAAAACTTTGGATCTTTCATTAAATTTCCCATTGTTCTAGAATCCTTCATTATTCTTTGTGTTACTTGATTAGTTAACATTGCTGGGGGCATCTTTTGACCCGATTGCATTTGCATAGGTTGTTGTGTTGATCCTATTGCATATCTCATTCTTCCACCATTTTTAGCTTCGTCTCTTGGATATCTTTTTTGATAATCTTTTCTCATCTTAAATCTTTGATATTCATCTAAAAGATCTTCCATTTCATTTCTTCTTCTATTGTAATTAAATTCATTTTTTAATTCCATTTCTTCTTCTGGAGATCCACCATCTGCCATCATAGGTCTTCCATTAAAATAATTATTTTCTAATGGAGTATACATTGCTGATTGCATAGCAGGTTGCATTGGGGATAGTGGTTGCATTTCCATCATTCCACCCATTTGAGCTTTTGGTCTAACAACTACATCAGCTGCTGTTCTTTGTGGAGCTGCTGCTGTTGTTTGAGATCCTAATTGTTTTGTACTTCTAAATACAGGTAAAGATGCAAGTCCTTGTCCTGTTCTATATTGTAATTTTTTTAATTCTGTACCAACATTATATTTATTATATACACCCATTACAATGTCATTAATTCTTTTTTGATCATCATAAGATAATTTTCCACCAATTACGGAAAGAACCGCTGGTCCATATTTTTTAATAACTTCAGCTAAATTATCTGATCCAAAAGCACTCATTAAAATATTTCCAAGTCCAGAAACAGATTTAGTTATGATACTTGTAATATCTCCTAATTCAGGAAGTCCTGCCATAAATGAATATTGTAATCCTTGTCCAAAAGCATTTGGATCAACTTGTGTTCCACTACTAGTTTGTTGATAAGTTAAAGCAGGTATTGGTTGTTGTGCTGGTTGTTGTTTTTGATCATATAAATTATAAAGATCATATCCTGATTTTGCAACGCTAAGCGCTTGATCTAAACTATCAATTCCTGTTTTTATAAATCCACCACCATACCCGCCGCCTCCTGGTACGTTCCCTGGTGCAAAACTAAATCCTCCTGAAACAGGGTCATAGAATGATGCTGGATTAAATCCTAACTCTTCATCGAAATCAGTTGCAGCAAATGCTGCAGCATAAGGATTTCCTCCTGACATTACATATGCTTTAACAGCATCTTCAATATCAATATTAGAAGCAACATCTCCTACAAAATCACCAACACCACCAACTACATCTCCAACGAAGTCAGCTGCTCCTCCAAATACATCACCTACTGTATCTACTACACCACCCATTATTTATAATGCTCCTTAGTCAATGTTTTTGTTACTTTATAAACTTTTCCATCATCGGATATACGTAACCAATTAACAGATCTGTTTGTTCCTAATAAATTCGTATAATATTGTTTAATCCAAGACATAACTTTTTTAAGATTTTTAACACAAATAACATCACAATGCCATACATTATCACCGCTTTTCCAATCGTTTGGATTTATTTTACCTGTTAAAATGAATTGCTTTTCAGCGTTTTTATCTAAGAAAGCCCAGTTGGTAAATGCGATCACTTCTTCTCCTTGTTTATGTATCTTGTATTGATTTAATTCATAAGAAGGTAGAATGTAAAATAATAACTCTTTATCTGTGTTTTTATTATAGCGATCAAATTGTCGGTATAAAGATAAGATAGTTTTTAAATCATCTAACATCTTTGAGGCAGGCATATTTATCCTGGAAACAGTAGAGTTTACTTGATTTCTTTTGATTCGTCAATCTTTGTCATGTAGTTTAACTCATCTCTAAATCTACCTGAATATTGATATTCTCCTACATGAGTAATAAATCTTCCAATATAACAATAACATTTCCCACCTATATCAGTCCATTTTTGACAAAAGCCAAAATCTTCACCGTAGTATTTTTTAGTTTTTAAATCATGAAAAGTATCAAAGAAGTTATATATATTTTTACTATTAGTTTCATCTCCATTTAATATCGTTGGTTGATTAATTTCTAAATGAGGGTAAGCTTCAATCATCTTATCAAATACTGATCTTTTAATTAACATACATCCAGTTGGTGCATGAGTTACTTCCATAACATTATTTTGAACAGTTATATTATTAGTGTCTTTTACTTTTATTGGATAGGTAAATCCTAATGTTTCAAGTTCAGTTGCACTTGTTGATTCTTTACTTAATCTCTTTATCTTATCCCAATTTAAAGTCTTCATTGGATATGGAATAGCTATAACTTCTTTATCTAATGCTATCATCTCAAATATACTTTCTGGAGAAAAATTAATATCTGAATCAATAAATAACATATGAGTATAATTATGTTTCTCATTTAAAAATGCAGCAACACACATATTTCTACCTTGTGTAACTAATGAAGATTTTAATATTGTAAAACTAACTATTATACCTTTTAACATACAAATCTTTTGAAACTCTAATAAAGCTTGTGTGTAATGCATGGATACTTCAGAATGCACCGGAGTACATACCATTATAGAAATATTACTTTTTAGTTCTGTATTAGTTTGTTCTTCTTTTTTAAACCAAATAGGTTTACTTGCGTCTTGCATCTATTGCTCCTTTTAAAAAATTAGTCCAGGCATAACCAATCTTATTCCAGTTATAAAATCTATTTGTATAATCTATTTGCATATCTAAATGTTGTCTAATCGCTGGATGATCTAGTGTTTCTGCTGCATGTTCAATTGCATATGCAAACTTGTGCGCTAAACTTGTAAATGATTTCTCATACGGAACATATGTAATGAACTCTGCACCTGTTTCATATAAAGCACCATAATCAGTTGTGATACAATAAAGACCAGCTGCCATTGCCTCTAGCGCTGATATACAAAATGTTTCTTCCCAGATACTTGGAAAAGCAAAGATATGATATTTGTGTAAGTTCTCTCTTATATATTCATGAGGCTTGTAACCAATATAATTTACATTAGATAAAGATTTAGCCTGGTCATATAACTCTTTATATGCATCATCATTAGCTTGTTTAAATGCATCTCCATATACTTCAGTTGATGAATAAACATCTAGACTAATAAGAGGATTTTTAACAAGTTGCATTGCAGCTAGAATTACATTCAAGCCTCTCCATGGAGTTGGATGAAATATAAGTTTAATAGGATCACCTTTTACATGTCTAGTTCTTGGAACAATTGGTAATACACCATTCTTTATAACAATAGATCTTTCAGTTGGTATATCAAAATACATTCTAAACTTTTCATAATTCCAATGTGAATTAAACACATACCAATCATATTTATTATGATTTGATTTGTCTTTGAACCATGGCGCTAAATTTGGTTGATCGTATGAATTCTTTTGCCAAAGTATATTTACTTTATTTGGATCTATTGGAACTTTACCAGGAACAGATGTACAAATTTGTACCTGATCAAGTAAGTCTTTGCTTACATGTTTTTCTAAAAACTCAAACTGTAATTCTGTACCACCTCTAGGTTTCATTTTTCATTCATAAATTTCTTAAATACTTCTAATCCTTTATTAGTAACTTTAACTATAACGTCGCGACTTATATCTTGTGGATCAACGTTAGCAGCTTTAAGTTCTTCTTCGTCTTTATAAACTTGTCCTGTCTTTTTATTCTTTATTATTGTTACCGTTTCAGTTTCAATATTATATTCTTTATTGTCCATTCTGGTCGTCTCTATTTATTTCTAGTATTGCTACAGTTGCACTTATACCAGAAACATTAGAAGTTTCAAGTCTTATGGTATCATTCTCTTCTAAAATAACAGGTCCTTTTGCAATATTACAAATTGTTGGTCCTGTAATAGATGCATAAGCTATTTGAAAAATTGTAGATACGGAATCATCATTAATAGATGCTTTTAATATTTTACTTCCTGATTCATTAGTTACTTGAATGTTTTGAATGATTGCATTAGCATTAGATGGACATGTATACACAACTACAGCAGTTGTTACTGTTGGATCGTAAAATGCGTTTTTATAAAAATTTGCCATTAGTTTTGTATATATAATATATCCATAGAAGCAGATACATCAAAATCTACGGATCCTGAACTTGATATAGCTCTAAATTCTATGTCTGTTTTTTCAGTATATTTAATTGGAAAGACATACGATTGTATATGATCTCCATCAATTAAGGCAATTAATTCTTTTGTATTAAATACACCACCAAAAGGTCTAGCAACTAAACTTACTCTTAATGATGCTTTTGTATTTGAAGAATTTCCAGTTGAAATATTTGTTTGATAAAGATAAGCTGTATAGTTTGCAGGCACTGTCCAAAATGATTGTAGTGTTTGATTAGTACCAATACTTATTGTTGTAAAAACATTTGCAGGAACACCAGTAGTAACCGTTCCTGTTCCAACATATATAACTCCAGCATTTTGTCCTCCAGATCCTGCTGTTAAAACAAATGCTCTATTCATTCTTATATAACTATTAACAGTAGTAACTGCCGTTTGACCATTTAAAGTTATAGTTTCACTAGTTTCAACATAGCTTCCATTTAATCCAGAAATTGTAACAGTTCTTGCACCTGTTCCAGCTGAAGTATCATTTGTGTCAGAACTAGAGACTGTCATAGTTGAAGCACTTGCTGGATAAGCATAAATTCCACCTTGAGACCAAATAGTTTCTAAAGTATTTCCAACTGCAGGATTATTTCCAAATTTATAAATTTGTTTATAACTAGGAGATAAAGCTCCACTAGAAACAGCAAGTGGAAAATTTTCAATGTTTACATTATTACAACTCATTAGCAGCCAAACCTCATGTTAAACCATGTAAATCTTTGTAACTCTTGTCTTAAATCTTCTTGGAAAGAAAAGTTTAATTGATCTTTTAATGTTTCTAATGCTTGTAGAATTTGTCTTTGATTTTCAGCAGAATACTCTTGACTTGGTTCAGGTATGTATGTTGTAATTTTTGCCATTATCTTCTTCCATCAGGTTGAATATCTACTCTAAATAATCCATATCTCCAGTTTTCATCTGTTGAATCATTTTCTACTTTAATACTCATTAATCTATTTCTTGCTCTAGTATCTATCTTAGTTGTAGATGAAGTTACAGTGTATGGCCCCAACATCTGACTATTTTGTGTTTGAGAGGGATAACTTCTTAATAATAATGTTACTTTAGCATTTCCGGTAAGTATCTTAAAGTCTGGTATAAATCTATTTATCTTCATTAAAAACTGACCATCTCCCTCTATGTCTAAATCAAAGTCTCCAGATTCAATGTAAGCAGGAATAGCTGTTTTAACTCCAAGTGCACTTACATCATTAACACCTGTTTCATGTTCATAATATTCTGAAGATCCAAAAGTATTAGTTACACCATTGATAGTTGGAAATGTTGGAGTTGTTGTTGGTAAATATTTAGTAGCATATGGTTTATCAAATGTTTGAGCATCTGAATAAGTTGTTCTAGAAAGTGACATTGTAGTCCAAGTATTTTCAACAAAATTATAAACTACAGATCTATTTATTTGAGACTCAGTTGCAGTTGGATAAAACCAAACTATTTCATTATATAAACTATTATGAGAACCATAAACAATATCAGAAGCATTATAATTTATACCTAAATTATCTCCTCCAGTTGTAAATACAAAATCTTCAACAAGAGAGGGTAATTGTTTAACAGTACCATCATAGACAAAGAATCCACCACCAAATCCCATCCAGAATACAGCACCTTGTGCAAAGACGATTGAATGCTGACCAATACATCCGCAATTTGTACCAACCTGTCTTATTGAAAATACAAATGGAGGTCCAACGAACTGCATTACATAAGCTGCTTGATCTGTTAAAATAAATATATAATCCTTACCTTGTACAGCTCCGACAATAAAATTACCTGTATCTAATCTAAATGTACCCGCTGTATTTGTTGCAGTAGGTGCCCAAGTATTAAAATCTTCTTGATTTGAAAATCTTATAAACATTGGATCTTGACTTGAAGTAGTTCCAATTGTTGTCTCTGTTCCAAGTGCAATTAAATGTCTATCTCTATCAGAAACAATTGTCATAATAGAAGCTGTCGGGCAACCACTAATAACTGTTGCTCTAGTTTGTAAGGCACCTCCAACGGATGGATTCCAAGAAAATGTTTTACCATTTTTGATTGTTGCAATTAATATTTGTCCAAAATTATCAAACGACCAGTTACCTGGTGAGAGTACTACAGTAGCTGAAGTACTTGCTGCACCCCAAGCAACTGTACCCCAAGTAGATGTTCCCCAACCATAACCATATGTTTGAGCAACAGGTCCAATATTAGCATAGGGAGCAAAAGATAAACTTCCACCCGTTGTAACACCG